GACTGTAACAGTAAAAACACTGTTCTCCATCACAAGGCCGCGAGCAAGCGGGCCATCACCATTTACAGTCAGGGCAAACGCAAAGACCTCACCGATTGTTGCACCAGGAGCATAGGTGGCCGCAATTGGAGGAAATGCAAATGCCCAGTTCCCTAGTAATCCACCCTCATGACTCATTGACATGAGTCCACTACCCGCTCCTATCTTCGCGAATAGATCTCCGTCAAGGTCATCGGTGGCACTGACCGAGTCCCAGAATCCATTATGGTTAGCCACAACATTCAAAAGCCCAGGCAGTCGCCTACGAGTCGTTTCACCAAACGTTGTCGAATCAGGCGTCTCAGCACTATACTCCAAAGAGATACTGCTCAACTCGCCCGAGAGATCTCTACCATCGTAGTAGATCTTTGCGTCTTTGAGTACGAATTTTCCCACGTCCTTCTCTCCTACGAGTTTTCAGCCACGATCCTGGCCCCGGCGTAAACCATATGCTTAGTCTCGACTTCGTCAGCGTATGGCACGTTGGTCCTGATCGTTACAACATCGCCCAATTCAAAAGCGTTTAACTTATCTAATTCTTCGTTAGTGGTGTCGCTTACGTTACCAGCGAACTGACCAGGCTGGGCATCATCAGGCTTCACCGCAGGGAATAACTTCGCTTCGCCACCACCACCGCCAGACTTGAAACGTCCACGAGAATCCTTGACTAAGATTCTGTGATTTGACCTATAATAATACGTTATGAATGGAGACCGCTTAACTACTTCATTATAAGTATCTTTAATCAGGCCCTTAACACTTTCCTCGACTTGTCCAACAGCGTCGTCTACCGCCTCTTGCACGGCTTTGGTCACAAGATCTAATCTTTGAACTGCCATGTCACTCTGCTATGTATGTCATGATGTAACTAAGAGCCATGATATGATTCCCATCTCCATCCTGACCAAGGTTAAGTGGCTCGCTATCTCCCACCTTTATTTCAAGATAGGTGGCAATATCATCTCCACGTAAGGCATCAAGTATGGATCTAATTAAAGTATCTCCAGCGTTGAATTTTCTGTCTCGAACTTGTACGTTTACAATTGCTCTCCTAATCTCGTCTGGATCTCCGTGTGTGCGCTGAGGTGGCAATCCACCAGAGCCCCATACGAACACGCAGTTAATTGGAATGATTCCATCAGGCGCACGCATGGTGCTGTGGAATAAGTCAGTTCCAAGCGTCAGTCCGGCGATCTGAGATCCAATCTCAGTCGCTAGAGCTTTAGCTGGAGTATGTGTCACGGCGCAACTCCGTTGTGCATCCTGATTATTTTAATCTCGCCAAGACAGACTTCCTTGGCAACAGCATTTATCGCTGAATTAAAGAATTTTTCTCCTTTTTCATTAAGAGAAAAGCAGAACGCCTTGCCTTCTTCTTCGTCTGCCATATAGCACCTATTTGTGATGTCTACACCATCACAAAGTATTTTGACGTGCATACAGAGAACTGGATCGTATCCAGGATCGTCTTTACGACAAGAAACTCTCATCTTGATCTGGCTCCCAAAAAGGCTCTCCGTTCATGATCCCTCCCACGGAGTTGAGGGATCTTGGAGAAGCCATGGATTTCTTTTGCTGCCTTTAGTGTAAGCGGATCTGCAACCACGCTCGCCCCAAGGAACAAGAAGTCTCCTGGATTCATATCCTCCAACACAAAGACAACATCTGTCGCGTTCTTTTCTTCCCCTCCAGGACCAGTGAATACAGTGGAACGTTGCTCCCACCGAACCTGAATCGCCTTGGCTGCAGCAAACGTTGGGTCACCAGAACTATCGTTCCCGGTCATCGCCCAGTACGTCGCGGCATCATTACGATTTCGGGAAAGGAAGCTCATCCATCATGATCCTCTACAGAGGGAAACAGTGGAGTCTCGTACTTATGTGTGGATGGGTTGTAAATAAGTGGATCATGTGTCTCAGTCAGCTTGTCGCCAACACCAGACAACGGATCAACCTTCTTCTCTTCTTTCGTCTCGTCGTCGATGAAACCATTATCTCTCAGCCAAGCCAAGCGCACATCATCGACGATAATCTTCTCTCCAGCCTTGTACTTGCTCCAGTCCTTCGACAGCTTAACTTTTTCCATGTCCTTCTCCTGGCCCATACGGTACCGTAACGGAACACCCGTACTAAACTCGCCAAATCTTTCTTGATCCTACTGTGAGCAAGTTCCTTGCAGACGCCGGAATCTGCTCTGCAGAGAACCTTTCAATCTCGGATTCCCCAACCTTTTCCTTCTTCGCGATCTCACCACTCTCACTCGAATGAAGTTCCGCGATCGAGATCATGATGGCTTCACGAATATCCGCAGGAACATCGGACCCAACAGGACCATATCCAGCCACGAACTCCACCTCGACCCCATTGATCGCCCGTAGTGCCGACGTTGGCCAGCTCTTTCCTATCTTCAGAACAATTCGCCCCGGCTCTCGCGCAGTGTCAACGATGTAGTCTGTTGCAACAACAGTAGTCGTCGTCCCATCTTGATGATGCGCCTTAACAAAGGTGACGGAGGAGAGCGGAGGAAGCGGAACCATTATTGGCTCGGTTAGATCGGTCAATTCCGTATCCGCTCCCTCACGCACTCCGTCCCACCAGGGAAGCTTTTTGCCTGGGAATCTGTCTAAGAACAGAGTCCATGTGGCGTTGACGAAAGTCCGTCTAGTGAATTGCTCGCACGCTAAGGTCGCCGCCCGAATGCTTCCCATCAAGTTTGGGTCTTGGGTGACGTCACTGTCTGGGATATCCAAACGGGACTTGATCTCATTGAGCGAGACAGGCAGGTTGACAGCCGCCGTCTGTATTTGCAACCCTGGAACTTGTTGTCTCATCGCTGTTCACACCTTAAGGTTATCGACCGCTCTGCGATCTGTGCTGTCGCAGCATCAGTTGTGATCTTGCACGACAACTCGTAGATGACTCCACTAGTACACCCACTAACAAATATTGTTGACTTGGTCGTGATATCTACTTGGCCATCAAGAGTCGGTCCTGTTGGGTTAATCGTCCAGACTGGAGTTCCGGTTATGAGAACGCCACTGTCGAGCCAATCACTCCAATCGGCTGAAAAATCCAATTTCGAATCCGGGTCAATTAATCTGAAAGACATCTTCATTCATCCGCTGGTGTGAAGGTTCTGTTGGAAGATGCAATGTCGCATGATATTCTCGCAGCTGGCGTAAATATACGATTCCCTACATCGGCAGAAATCGGAAGTTCACGGGAATCAGGCACAAACGCCTGTCCCGCAGCAAACCCAAGGTTCATTAACCAACCAAGCGCAGCCATCATGGAACCTCAATGTAAGTCAGTGCCCCATCGACAGAGATCGCGGCCGATAGCTCTAAGTTCAACAAAGTGTTGACCCCTGTCTCAAACCATCCGGCGGGATTAAACGGAAGCGAGAAGCCGGAATTGGCGATGAGGTTCATTTGACCAGTCAATGCCGTTCCACCAGCTCCATCTTCAAACCGTGCTATCACAGTGCCGGCAGAAATCATAAAGAGGGAAAGAACTCTAATCTTCCTACTAGCCACTGCCGCAACCAGAGTGTTGTTGCCAGAAACAGCATCATCGATCACAGCGTATTTATAGTCGTCGTTTGCTGCTTGACATGTCAGAAGCGCCCCGTTCTGTGTTACTTGAAGTGGCGCATAGTCACCGTCAGTTCCAGCAAGCGCCGCAAGATCATCGTTACGAACTGCTAGTGACATAACTCCGGTGTCACCAGTTACGTGTATGCCATCCTCAAGTTTACCAAGCTGTGCCGAACTATTCCCTGGAGTAAGTCCAACGACAGCAACATTCTCGTTGTCAAGGGTAATCTTAAGATCACCGCCGGCGTTGCCTTGGGCTCGGACGACGTTTGTTCCGTCGTCCAAGCCAATGACAACCGGATTTCCGGCAACCGCAGAACCTTCTGCGACAGTGCCTTCGATCTCTTTCTTAGCTCTTACGTCGGCCATGAGCTAAATCCTGGATCAGTTCTCGGTATAGATTGTGCCGTACACGTCAGCGGCATCGGATGAGTCTTTGTTCGTGATTACGACACGCCAGCCATCGTAACCGCCGGTGGCGCCAAATGCGGTCTCGAAGTAGTCCCGATGTGGCGCTCGCCACTGGATCGGCTCGCCAGCCGCCGCAAAGAGAGTAACCTTGAGAGTTGCGACATCGTTATCGATTTGCTGCAACTCGGCTTTGATCGGCACAGAGGCAGAAGCGTCGAACCCAGTACATTTCGAAGTAGTGCCGCCCGCGTCGGCCTCTTGTACATTGATTGTAGCGTCAACAGCCACGTCAGAAGCAGTGTTTCGAACAGCAACTTCACCCGCAGGCGTGTCCGAGCCACCACCAGTAATCACATCGACCTGGAGGTTACCAGTAGTCGCATCGACATTGACATTCTTACGATCAGTGCCATCGTCGCCTTGGATAAGAATACCTTCGCCGAGCGCACCACCGTCCGCCACTGCAAATGATGTGTCAACAACCTGCACAGCGAAGGTGCCGGCATTATCAACAGTAACCGTCGCAGCCGAAACATCAAGCGCCACACTAGCGGTGATGTCCGCGTCAACGTGCATACGACGATCAAGCGACATAGCAACCATGCCAATGTCGTTCGCGGCAACCGCAGCATCAGTCGGAACAGCTGCGGCCATGATACCGACGCCCTTACTGGCGCCGGTCGCATGAACATCTGTGTCATCCGTATAAACCACATCGTCGATCAATTGCAATGCAGTAAGCGCCGCGCCGTCTTCCTGTACTGCGAAGGTGCCAGCATTCGTCACATTACCTGACACGATATCGACTTGCATCTCAGTTCCGGCAACTGCTCCGGCGATCGTACCAAGATTAGTGTCCATAGCCGCGGTGTCTGCAAGGATCGCATCCGAGTTGAAGTCCTGAACCCAAAGCGCACCTTCTGCGGTGCCACGTAGATTAGTCCAATCACCTGCGATTTCAGTAAGAGTCGACAAAACGTCATCGCGCTCTATTACTGTGGTGCCACCCACTGGATCGGCAGGAGCAGCTACATTTACTGTGTATTCAGTCCCACCCCCACCACCAGTCACGTAGAGAGAGCCAGAGGCATCGACTTGCAGAGGAGCGATCTCGTTATCGACACCAACCAAAGTCGCGAGCACGTCATTCCTGACTGCACCCATAACCATGCCGCTGGTGGTTGCTTCTGCGTAGGTTGCCGTACCCAGCACAGCTACAGGATCGTCGATCAGTTGAAGTGCCGTCAAAGCGGCTCCGATGATGTCTACATCACCGATGTCAACACCACTGTTAGCCGCCAAGATAACTGTAAGATTACCACTGGCATCAACTGCAGCTTCATTAGCTGCCGTAGTTGGATCTCCGATCTTGACCAGTGTACGTACTGGAGAGTCAGCCATTTCCTACTCCTTCTATAAGATTGCCGTGGGCTTTTATCATGTCTTCAAGTCGTTTTTCTCCATCAGCTATCGCTTTGTGGGTGGATTTAATGTTGGTATTCGAGCGCTCGATCCTGCCCTCTGCCTCAACAATCTCTAGCTGGGAACGAATAAGTCCAACCTTGAGGTTCTCGACAGCGATCACAAGCTTAAGTTCTTCCGCCTTCCAGTCTGGACCTTTATCAGCCATCTTTAATTTTCTCCTTCTCAAAGATATTTCCGTTGGTCCGGTCGAGTTCAAACACCTTAGGCAGCTTATACTTTTCAGCAAGCGCACGCATAGTTCCGTTAAGAGCCATTGCGAGCATCATCTGAGTCTTAACCGCATCAGCGACGATCCGCTCCTGCTCAAGCACATTCCTGAGTTCAACAGACTCAATAGTCGCGAGAGGTTTCGGAGCTTTATCCATGATAACCTTTGTAAATCCAAACATTAGACCTCATCCCAAAAGAAGGTGCAGTAGACGTCGGAAGCGGCGCTTCCGTCGAGATTCGTAATCGTCACACGAAAACCATCCAACCCTGCCCCAGCATCGTAGACTTGTGTAAAGAACTCCTTCGATGGCATTATGAACAGTAGATTGTTCGCGGCTGCCGCGAAGAAAACAGCCTTATCCGCGCTTTCAGCGGCATTTAGAAGAGTCTTCAAAACAATCTTGAGAGGAACTGAAGACGTGACCATCAATGCAATCAATTTACCAGTGGTTCCAACTGAAATCTGCGAACTATCCAAGTCAACGGAACTAGTAGCTGCAAGCGCAGCCGACGTAGCAAGACTCGTCTTGGCAGCTGTAATCGATGTTGCGTCAACCGGAAGAGGGGCAGACTTTTCAACAGTCGTGAGAGAAGTTTCGCCAAACGCAGCAACAACCTGTTGCCAGTGCGCGGTACCATCATCCTGTGTCTTAAGTACACCACCGCCAGTTCCAACGTTGAGTTGAAGATTATCTGCCATCTTAAATTCCAACTCCAGTTAAAGCCAACGAACCAAGAGGAGGACCAACAACCGCTGCTGGAAGAAATGGAACAGAAACAAATGGAATATGATAAGGACTGATCGGAGGGCCATCTGCTGAATGCTTGGTTGCGCTATTAACCGTCATGGACGCACCGCCAGATATGTCAATTTCCGGGTCGTGGTTGCCCCACATGGGGACGCACTTCAAAATCGACTCAGATCGAATCCTAGCTGGATGCACACCATTGGCAAGTGCTGTCCATTCATCCTGAACCAACGCAGCGGCCCACCAAGTCATCCAAGCTAAATCACCATTAAGTCGCTGAATATGATTGGTGTTGATTATTGTCGTTCCAGCCGTAACTGTATCAGGTGTTCCGCCACCAGAAAAAGCGTCCTGTGTAGTCGTGCTCTCGGCACTCATCACACCATCTAGCACAGCGAATCTGCTCGAAGAGTTGGCTGATACGCCACCCGCGCTGAACCACTGACCAGCCGGAACTGTTGTTAAGCTCGCTCCTATGCCAGCAGTTCCGTAAGTTTGAAACACAAGCGCATCACCGACATTATCGTTAATAATTAATATGAACCTCTTCTGCCCACCAGCAGTTCCTTTTGAGAAACCAGTTAAATTATAACTATTCGCACTGCCATTGGCATCCCAAAATGCCCAGATGTGACAGCTTATAGGAAAGCCAGACGCGATCGTCTCCAATACTTGAAGGTCGTCGTTAACCGCGTCGAACGAACGAGGCATTAGATAACTCCGGTTTCCTTAAGCGCCCAGGCCATTAACGCGAATGCCTTCTCCGCGTTGGTCGCGTTGCTTTTGAACGGTTCAGGTAGATCCGCTAGGAAGTTCTGCTTAACCGTCAATCCACTGTTCAATGCCGCTGGAAGCTTATCCATCGTCGTATCAATCTCACGCACAGCCTCCTTCAAGTCAGCTGAACTTGAATGCGCCGTCGTGCCAGTTTGGACAAAGATTTCAACCGC